TTAACACCGTTATAAAACCTAAGCTCTCCTGCTACGCTATTCCAATAAATAGTACCTACTACTAGGGCATCGCCATCATTATCTACGGCAGGATCTGAAGAATAAGAACCTAAGTATCTATCATCAAAGTTATCAAAGATAGTTTGAATAGAAGCTAAATCACTGGAGGCAGAACTTGCACTAGTAGCTGCATTAGTGGCTGAAGTAGCAGCATTAGTAGCGCTTGTTGATGCACTAGACGCACTGTTTGCAGCTGCAGTAGCATTTGTAGCTGTACTTGAAAGATAAGAATAAGCACTTGCTGCAGAGCTTGCTGCGCTAAAAGCAGAAGTAGAAGCGTCTGCCGCATCATCGCTTGCTTCTGAAGCTCTTAGTGCTGATGTAGAGGCACTATTGGCTGCATTTGTAGCTGAAGTTGCAGCGTTAGTTTCAGAAGTTCCTGCGGAAGTAGCAGAACTACTTGCACTAGTAGCAGAAGCCGCCGCATTTGTTTCTGAAGTTGATGCTGCACTTGCGCTTGACGCTGCTGCTGTTTCACTTGCTGCAGCATTAGTTTCAGAAGCTTCTGCATTAGTTTCAGCTGTTTCTGCGCCTTGTTGTGCCTCTTCTGCTGCCTCTTGGGCTGCTAAAGCTGCTGTTTTTGCTGCTTCAGCGTCTTGTTCTGAATCGGCAGCGTTAGTTGCACTAGTAGCTGCGTTAGTTGCATAAGTGCTAGCTTCCTCTGTTGGATACTCCCAAGAGCTACCATTCCAAATGCCTAACTGAGAGTTTGTGCTATTAAAGAAAAGTGCGCCTGTTACAAGAGAATCACCATCATTGTCTACAGTTGGTGCAGAAGTTTTTACACCAAGGAATCTGTCATCAAAAGTATCTAAGGCTAACTCTGCTGCTGTTTGCGCTGTTTCTGCCGCTGTTTGTGCAGTCTCCGCTGCTGTTTGAGCATCAATTAAGTTGTCATAGTATTCACTACCACCAACATTAGTGTCTGAAACTTGTTGTCCACCTGCAGTTGAAATTACAACATGAAGATCATTGTTAGAATCAAGATAAATACTACTGATAGAATTACCTTGAGCACCTTGAGGACCAGTTCTAGATAGCGAAAGTTGAACATCATTAGTAGTAGTAGTTAGATCATAACTAGTACCGTTAATAGTAACTGTGTAATTAGACATTAGCTTTCCTCCGTTGGTGAATAGCGTACTTCAACTAATCCCCGCATTGGCTTCCAGACCATTTGATTGCTACCTGTTCCTGTGTCTCTTATTTCTAAACCAAAGAAACCATAAATAGGTTTATCTACTGCTGGTGTAGTTGACCAACTATTAATAAGAGTTTCGGGAATAACAATATCAAACTCATTGTCTGTTCCATCACTGTCAATAATATCAAGTGTTGTTACAATACCGTTAGTTAGGGGTTCTGTTGGAACAGTACCAGAGTCTTGCGTATTATTGCCTTCAACAATTTTGGCTACAATAGTATAACCTGTTAAATTAGTTACCCAGCCAACAGCTACGTTTAATCTTACTTGTTCACCTTCGATCACAGAAGCTAAAATACTTCCGTCATCTGTTATTAAGTCTTTCGACTTTGACGTTATTTTTGAACGTGGCATTTCATCCTCCTGCCGATCCTCAGATGGGCTGTATTAAAAATTAAATCCTCGTGTAGTAGCTTTAGTACCTGCACGAATAGGGTAGAGATATTCAACAGCATACCGTAAAGCATCTGTCCAATGTTCTACACCTTCTTTTTTATCGATTGTAGCTGAGTCAGGATTAGACTCAACCCATTGTGTTCTTTCAATAGACTTAATCGTATTTACACACTTAGGATGAATTAGCATGTCAATATCACCGTTAGCATTTTTAAATTTCTTATTTACTGCCGCTACACTGTCAATGATAGGAGGAGCCTTATTATGTGCTCTTGTTATTATTCCATGTGATTGTAGTATAGAAAAGTCAGTTGTACCCACTGCTGCGCTGCTCTTACGAGCCTTACCTGCAGGATCAGGATAAGAAATAATACGGTGTCCTTTATACTTTTCAACTAAAGCTCTTGCTAAAGTTTCTGTATCAGGATGACCTTGCATTTCATCTAGTATTTGTATTTGATTTCCACGAATAGCAAAGATAACAGAGGCCATAATGCCTACGTTAAAGTCAATTGCTACGTGTATATCCTCATTGTCTTCAAAGGATTGTAATCCTTTATCAATATGTTCTTTACGATTAAACGTGTAAAACACATTATTACCAGAGTCTTCGAAGCTTGCAATATACTCTCTGGCAAATTTTAGAGGATCAAGTGTCAATTTAATTCTATCTATTTCTTCTTCATCAAGGAAGGGAGAGTCTTTATAAGTATAAGTGTAGCTTTTCCAATCACTATCACTATCTTGTCTGTTATACATTTCATAAAAGTAATCATAACCTCTGGGAGTACTAATAATAAGCGCTCGACCAGAGTTAGCATTAAATTTCTTAGCGTTCATAGGAGACCAACGAGTAGCAACACAGGGTTGAATAATTGATTCCCATGACTCTTTAAGGTTCATTCCAGCGCCTTTCCAAGAAGTAACCTCATCGGCTACTATGAAATACTGGCCTGTACCCCGCATACGCTGTGATGCTTCATAAGACCAAAGCTTTAGCTGTACGTTATTAGGAAACCAAAACTGTCCTGCTGCCTTAGAAGCCTTATCAGCAAAATCTTCCATACCTAACTGCCAAGCTATCAGCGGATAGTAAATATCTACTGCTTGGCTATAGGTAGGAGCAATGAGTGCCACATTCTTATTTGGCACACTCTCATCTAAATCCATTAGCTCTTGTACTGCTAAAATAGCTGCTGTAGCTGCTAGGTATGACTTACCAAAGCCTCGACTAGCATTAACTACACTATATCTGCAATCTTTCTTTACAAATAAGTCTCTAATAACTTCTGACTGTTTTTCATGTAACTTTATCACTTCTTATAACTCTTTTTGTAAGCCTTAATAGCGGGTTTAACGGCTCTATAAGGATTATTGTTTTCACCTTCTTTAGAACCATACTTAAAAGCTTTGTTCATTTGACGTTGCCTATCGGCTTCTTTGATCTTTTTAATCATTTTTTACGTCCTAACTTTTTCTTGACCTTTTTGGGTTGATTGCTAAACTGCTTTCCCTTCTTAAGATCAGCTCGCTTTTTTCTAGTGGTGGAGGCATACTGTGCCTTGGTAAGCTTTTCACGATCCCTTTTAGGCAGATAACGCTCACCAGTAGCATCTTTACCACTGACACTATTTTTACCACTCTTAGTACCCCAGTCTTGCTTAGTCCATTTAGTCATAGACTTCTGACCAGCATCTTTACCACCAGTGTACTTGCCACCTAAGTCTTTATAAATCTTAGCCGCTAGCTGCATAGCTCTAGCTGAATGTCGTCCACCCATGCGAGCCTTGGCTCTAGCTTTAGCCTTTTCCCATAAACGTGGATTTGCTCTAGCCATTACTTTTTCCTTTTACTCTTATGAGTAGCTCCTTTCATAAGCTTACCATTAGGCATCCGATGATACCCTTTTGGAGCTTTTCCTTGAGCTTTTTTTGTTTTGCTTTTTGCTTTTCCCTTGTGATAGGACATATTTAACGTACTCCTCACCTATGCGTTTATGTCTAGTAATGATGAGTACTTTTCCGTTGTCATCATAATAAACATATTTCTTCACATATCATTCCCTTTCATATCAAGCATACCCTCGTGGTCACGCCCAATATATTTAAGTTCTGTTTCAACAGAGGCTATTCTTTGTTTAAGTGTATTAATAGCATCGATGTGCATTAGCATACTGTCTAGCTCTTCCCAAAGTTCATCAACATCATCCCACACATACCCTATTTCCATAGCATTGTCTTGAACATCACGTTTAAGATTAACATTATCTTCAATAGCCATTTTAGAGCCTAACTGATTAACAGTCTCTTCTAAGCTAGCAATAGTAGCGGCTTGTTGGCTTACCCACCAAACACCACCTGCTAACTGTGCCGCCATAGCTAACACTAAAGCAACTGGTAGTTTTAAGTTTTCCATGTTACCATCTTCCTTGTGCTAAACCTATAAAGTAAAATATTGTGAATAGTCCTGCTAGACCTGCAACAAACATTAATAGTCCTGCAGTCCAGTTAATAATAGCGTCTATACGTTGCTGTTTAGCATATAACTCTTGTTTTCTCTTACGTCTCATACTTGCTTCTATCTGTAATACTTCTTCCCAAGCAGAAGGACCATAATGCCAAGAGATATGATCTTTAATCTCTTTTCTCATGTTTTCCATCTTCTTTTTGTGTGCAAATATTTCAAGGGCAGTCTCTTCATCGCTGCCTTTAAACGTCTTTTGCCACCAAGGAGGGTTTTTAGTTCTTTCTTCTAAGTTAGTAAAATCACTAAAAGCTTTACCCCAAGTGGATAGTTGGCTAGTCATGTCTTGAATATCTTTACCTGCCCCAATAGCAGCTTTAATAGTCTTAAATGCACCAGCCGCAAGAGTTACGCAGCTAACAGGATCCATATCAATTTGCTCTTGATTGTTCCATCATTTCACGGATAGCCTTAATATTCTCATCTATACGAGCATTAAGTACTTTTAACTCTTGTGTTTGTTTTTCCATTTCATTAATACGTATCTCATGTCGTGCAATATCACGAGCATTTAATGCTACATTAGCATCAAGATTAGACATGTACCAAATAACACCAAAAGTTTGTAATGTAATGGCTAAAATAAACGTAATAGGCACACTCTTAGACAGGTGCCAAGATTCCTCTTTTTCACTCATTGGAAGTATCCTCTTTTTCTTTTTCATTAGTATCTGTAAGTAGAATGCTAATAGGTTTCTTTTCAGTAACCTCTTGTTCAATTTTATCAGGGATCTTCTTGTAGCCATACTGCATTAAATTATTAATGAGTGTTCCTTGGGTAGCTGTCATTTGTGCATAAGCTCCAGAAGTATGCTTACCAATTTCCTCTAAGTAATCTAACTTGGCCTGTATTTCTTGATACTTTCTAACCATCATTTCAATGGGATCAAAGCCTAACTCCTCAAGCTTACGAACAGAAGCCATAGAATTAATATTTTTAGAGCCTTTAGGACGGCCACTTCCAGGCTTACGGCCTCCAGTTTTATCTTTGCGGTTGTCTGGCATAATGACCTCCTTTCAGGTTCTAGAAAATTTATGTTGCCATGATATAAAAAATTTAAAAATTTTTATTATTATTTTCAATACTTTATAAGTATATTTTAATAAGTTATTGTTTTTATTTAAAAAAAGATTATTTGATTTTTCCAAATAATATTATTTACTTTTCTAAGTGAATGTAGTCATTATTCTGAAGAATAACATCGAAAGCAGCAGTAATTCTTGCATTATTTGATCTCATTGTTCCTCTAATCAATAC